TTACTTTTCTTGACAGGCTAAAAATCTGTTGTTTTATTCTCAATAAGAATAACAGGTGGACTCAAGGAAATCTAGTTTATCAGTTTGAGTTGGCTATGGCAGATTTTGTGGGCAGCAAGTACGCGGTTTACTGCTCAAGTGGATCAACAGCAAATACAATGATCGCTATGTATCTTGCTGATAAAGAAAAAGATAAGAATATTGTAGTATTCCCGTCTACGACTTGGGCGACTTCGGTAAGTCCTTTTATCAGAGAAGACTTCCTTCCCAAGTTTATCGACGTTTCTCTTGAGGATCTTTGTATTAACTATGATCTTCTTGAAGACTTTGTTTCCAAAAACAAAGATAACATTGCCGCAATATTTCCAACAAGTCTTCTTGGCTTCGTGCCAGATATTGCCAGACTTAAAAATATCTCAGAAACTTATGGCGTCAGGCTGATGTTTGACAACTGCGAAAACACGTTCGGAACTTTTGAAGGTAAAAACGTTTCTTCTTTCGCTACATCGACGACAAGCACTTACTTTGGACACCACCTTCAAAGCATAGAAGGTGGATTTGTATTTACAAATGATCTAGAAGAGTACGAATACTTCCTTATGCTAAGGAATCACGGAATGACCAGATCGGTTACAAATAACACCAAGTATGCCAACTTGGATGTTGATCCAAGATTCGACTTTTACTGCATTGGAAATAACTTCAGAAACTCTGAGATTCACGCCCTCACCGGACTGCTAGATCTTAAAAAAACCAATAAACATATTGAGACAAGAAAGACACTGTATTCTTTATTTGAAACGTATCTTTCCGATCTTTATTATTTACCGCCATTCGATGAGAAAAAGGAGCACGTAGCTTTTGCGCTGCCAATTATCCCGATTGAACAAGAGAAAAAGCAGGCCGCAATTAATTATTGCAATTCGAAAGGAATAGAAACAAGACCGATTATTTCTGGGAATCTATTAAGGCAAACTTGCTTTAAGCAGTTTGGCAGCTACGCCGATTATCAAAATAGCGAGTTCCTGCATCACAATGGATTCTATGTTGGCCTTCATACTAAACTTAAAGACTCTGACGTAAGAAATTTGGCTAAAGATCTTAATTCTATTTAAAATGTCAACAGAAAGAATCAATAAGATTAGCGAACTTTTGCTTGAAGAGATTTCTGAACGGTTTAATAAGGAGCCAATTCACTCTTCAGATATTGAGTTTAGCGAAAGCTTTGCCGAAATAATGGACAGATTTATCGTGCTTCATATCAGAATGTGGAAACTTGAAGACGCAATTGCCGACGCGAAAACAGACACAGAGGTCGCAGATCTGAAAAGGAAAGTAGATTACTGCTTCAAAGATCGCCGCCCAAAGTTGACAAAAGCGATTAATTCATACCTTGACGTTTATGTAAGTAAAAATAATATCAGAAAGTTTTCCGAAGAAAACGTTAAACTTTACAAGGGATTTACAAATTAAAATGAAAAAGGTAATCATTACTGGAGTCACTGGTCAAGATGGTAGTCATATGGCCGATTATCTTTTGGCTAACACTGACTTTCAAATTCTTGGTGCGGTTCGCAGACTAAGCGTGTCTAACCACAAAAATATCAGCCATATTTCTGATCCAAGATTTAAACTTATTGATCTTGATATCGCAGATCCAGAAAGTGTAAATAGTGCGATTATCAAAAATAAGCCGGATTATTTCATTAATCTGGCTGCAAATTCTTTTGTAGGAACAAGCTGGGAGATGCCTGTTAATCATATGCAAACAAATTGCATGGCAGTGCTTTATCAGCTTGAGGCTATCAGAAAGTTTGCTCCAAATTGCAGATATTATAACGCTGGTTCTTCAGAAGAATTTGGCGATGTGACTTTTAGCCCTCAGACTGAGTTTCATCCTCTTAGACCAAGAAGCCCATATGGTGCTTCTAAGGCTGCGGCAAGACAGGTAGTTAAGGTGTGGCGCGACTCTTACAACCTTTATGCCGTTCAGGGTTGGCTTTTTAATCACGAAGGCACTCGCAGAGGAATTGAGTTTGTGACCAGAAAAATTACAAAAGGGGTTGCATCTATTAAAAAAGCTATTGATTCAAACAATTTCATTCAAGCCGTAAAGCTTGGTAACCTTGATTCAAGAAGAGATTGGAGCGATGCTGAAGATTTTGTTCACGGAATTTGGTTGATGCTAAATCAGGAAAAGCCAAAGGATTACGTACTTTCTTCCGATGAGACACACACGGTTAGAGAGTTTGTTGAACTCTCATTTGCAGCGGCTGATATCGAAGGTCAATGGCTAGGCAAAAGAGGAACGACCGAGGAAGTGTTCATTAACAAAAACAGTAGACTTCCTATGGTCATGATTGATCCAAAGTTTTTCCGTCCAGCAGAAGTGGAACTTTTACTTGGCGATTCCACCACCGCCAGAAGCGAGCTTGGCTGGCAACCAAAAACAAGTTTCTTTCAGCTCGTAAAGAAAATGACACTGAATGATCTTGCTCAATGAATCATATTTTAAATTACTGCGTATTTAATGAATTTAATTATTCTAGATTAAATATTAAGAAAGATTTAAATGACGTAAATCTTTTTAGAAACGAAATTCACTGCTCCATCTCTAGGGATGGAGTTCGTGTTTTAAGAAAGTCAAATTGGATTGACGAGATAAGATTGAATTTCTTTATCCAGTTTACGAGCGCGACTATTAAGCAGTATAACTTATCCGATCTTAATTTTGAGGCTATTGTGAATTTTAACGATGGTCCACAAAACGATTCAAAAGAAACGCGACTTTGTTTCGCTCGCCCAAGAAATAGTCCGCACATCTGTATTCCAGATTCTCATTTGCCGCGAGTAGTTAGCATATGCAATCATATAGAAAGTATCGACACCCCACTTGAAGAAAAACTAGATAAGGCCGTGTTTTACGGCTCAGACACTGGTGCCAAGCACAATGGCTCAGTTCAAAGAATTAATCTTTGCAGAAGATACAGATACCATCCACGGGTAGATGCTAGGATAACAAATTTTGTTGAATTCCCATTTGAAGATGAGATTGCTGGGCCTTATACAAGTATTGCTGACCAATTAAAATATAAATATATTTTAAATATAAATGGCAACACCACTTCTTGGGAAAGATTGATTTGGGCTATGAAGTCAAATTCAGTTTGCATCTACGTGCGTCCACCATCTTATCAAGATGAGATTTCTTGGTATTACCATATGTTCGATATCCTTCAGGGAGTGATTTATGTCGATGAATACTCTATTCAAGAATTTATGGTCAAGATTGGCACCGATAAAAATTATATTCAATCAATTAAAAATTGCCAAAAATACTTGGCAAATATCCTTGACAAGCCCGATATACATACCGCATACTTTTCCGCAATCCTAAAATCTTACAACAGTCACTACAATGGAGGAGGCGATGTACAAAAACTCAGTTAAACTAATCGGTATCTATGGCGACGATCTTACTCACGCTTGTTCTGCTTGGACTTCAACCAGCCGCGATATCAACGAAGAAAAAAAGGGCCGAATCGGGGATCTGCTCAAGATGCTGGCCGAAAACGGTCATCACACCCCATTTGAAAAGTCATCACTCCACTTTTTGATTAAGACTGACATTGCTTCTCATATTCACCTTATCAAGCATAGGGTTGGGGTTTCCGTTAACGGAGAATCGGCAAGATACAAAGAAATCAAGGAGGATGATTTTCTAATCCCAGAAGATTGGCCTGATACTTGGAAAGATATCCTATCTACTCACACAGAGAGGGGGATGGATCTATACCATAAGTGCATAGATGATCTAGTTAAGAACTTTGGGTTCACTAGAAAACGGGCTAAGGAGTCTGCTCGATTCTTTCGGGGGTACAATACCCAGATCACTAGCGACGTAATGTTTAATTGGCGCTCATTTTATCACTTCTTAAATCTTCGTAATAAACAAGATGCGCAAGTAGAGATTCGCAACATTGCGAGTCAAATGCTAGAACTCGTAAAAGAAACTAACAAGTTCCCCCTTACAATACAAGCTTTCAAGCTTTAAGTGTAAATAGTGGTGTGACCACTGAACTCATAAGCCTGTTTGGCGGGGCCATAACAGGCTTTATTTTTAGAATAATTGCATTAAAGACAGAAGAGAGTAAGAACCGCTTTGACCGGATGATGAGCGCGATTGATAAGCAGGACGAATCTGCTGACAAAGCAGCGAATAGAGATGCTGATTTTGGCAAGGTAATCAGACGTATGATCGTGATGTCCGTAATATTCTCTATCGTAATATCGCCATTTGTGATGGCGATACTCGGAATTCCAACTTACTTAGAGGTAAGTTATCAAGATGGCGGTGGGCTTTTTGGACTTCTAGCAGATAAGACAAAAACCGCTTTTGTGGAAATATCTGGTAATTTAATTACTACTGAGATTAGACAGTGCCTGATAGCTATTACTGGATTTTATTTCGGATCTGCTGCCGCAGCAAATAAGTCTTAAAAGACTTGACAAGGTTGGGTATAGTCGGTGAAGCTAGGTTATGAAGCAAAGGATCAATAGGCGAAATTATATTAATAATTTTGTCAACATTCCTAAGAATGCTGGCAAAGAATTCTGGATCAAGGAGTTGGTCTTGTTCAAGAGACTTGAAGCTATCTACGGTATTGAGTTTCTTTCGCAATTCGTTCCTCCAGAAAAGATTGCATCTCTTGCAATGTTCTTTTCTGACTATGGCAAGAAAAAGCTTGAAAGCTACAAGAACCAATTTTACTATCGTCCAGAAGTAATCGAGCGCCCAGTAATCTCTGAAAAGGTTGGAGATGACGCTCAAATCAAAACTAAAAAAACACTTAGGGATTTTCTACAATGACCAAGAAGGCAAAAGAAGAACAGAAGGAAGATGGTATTTCATCCAAGAGTATTCTTGGAGATTTTTTAAAGTCTAACAAGGAAGACCACTATAATTTTGAAGAGCCTGTTAACTATAAGGTTTCAACAGGCTCTCTTAATCTAGATATGCAAACTGGTGGAGGTCTAGGACCGGGGCTCCATCGCTTCGTAGGATTTACCGAAGGCGGCAAGACTTCTGCATCGCTTGAGGTAATGCGAAACTTCCTCAATACCGTCCCAAACTCAAAAGGCTTTTATATCAAGGCTGAGGGTCGTCTGTCGCCAGAGATGCAAAAGAGAAGCGGAGTTAAGTTTGTGTTTGACGCATCCGAATGGGAAGATGGAACTTGCTTTGTTTTTGAATCAAATATCTACGAGACGGTTGTAGATGCCATGCGAAAACTCATTATGAATAATGATGAGAAGAATAAGTATATGTTTATTATTGATTCGGTTGACGGACTGATTGCAAAAAATGATATGGGTAAGACATTTGAGGAGTCAGTAAAGGTGGCAGGCGGCGCAGTAATTGCCGCTAATTTTATGAAGAAGATCTCAATCGCGCTTACCAAGCGCGGTCATATGGCGATTTTCATCTCCCAAGTAAGAAGCGATATCAAGCTTGACCCATACAGTTCAGCGCCAATTCGCCAAACATCAGCTACCGGCGGCAATGCGCTGCTCCACTTTGCTAATTTTATTTTCGAATTTGAAGCTCGCTTTGAGGGAGATGTTATTCTCAAAGACCCAAATATAAAGAAGCCAGATCCCGTAAAGAATCCAATCATTGGACACAATTGCAAGATTTATATCAAGAAGAGTCCAAACGAGAAAAGTAAGAACAGAGTAACATATCCAATTAAATATGGGCGCTCAAATGGTCGCTCAGTATGGCTTGAGAAGGAGATTGTCGATATGCTTCTTACTTGGGAGCTTGTGAGCCGTGCTGGCGCTTGGTATACTGTATCAGAGGATCTGATTAAGATCGCGAAGGACATCGGGGTAGATATGCCAGAAAAGTTCCAAGGCGAAAATGCCGTATTCGAATTCGTTGAAGCTAACGAAAATCTGACTAAGACCCTACACAAGTACTTCATTAATATTATCGCTGAGAATTCAGCAAATGAAGTTTAAGACTCTAAACGGCAAAGAGCGCTTTCTCAAGAACGCTAAAAAATATATAATTAATTGGCAAGGAAAGTCAAAGAGCAATATCCAGTGGAGAGTAAAGCAGTTTTTGCTCTCCTACTGGAAGTACGACGTTGTGTTTGAGGAAATTAGGGTCGTTGGAACTCGCCTGTCTCTTGACATTTATAATGCAAATAAAAAGATAGCGATAGAGGTTCAGGGCAAACAGCATCAGACTTACAACCCATACTTCCACGGTAACGACCGGCGAAAGTGGCTATCCCAGCTTCGCCGCGACGATTTAAAGCTGCAATTTTGCTTGACAAACGGGATAAAGCTGGTAGAAATCTACGAGACAGACCTTATCTGCAAAGAGACCTTCGAAAAACAAGGAGTCATTTTATAATGAGCGAATCCTCAAAGGATAAAGAATTTCTATTCCCACCAGAAATGGTGGAACAGATCTATGAACTCTCTGGCGGCGCAGAGAACTTCAAAGGTCTAATCTTGTGCGTTTGCACACAAAACGGCGTGCCTCAAATCTTCACTAGATTTGATTCTGTAGTTACTTCTCTTGGGCTTAAAAAAGCCCTTGAAGAATACCTGAACTCTGAAGAGATGGATGTTAGAGACGACGAAATCTAATGCTTTATTCACTAGAAGTAGAGAAGCAGCTTTTAGCTGGCCTCATCCAGCACCCAGACGCATACGCAGAGATCTGCGATTTCATTTCTGAGGCTGACTTTTATTCCGAAGAAACAGTAGTCCATAAAACGATCTACCATATTCTTCGCAAGTGCATGGAGGGTAACGAAAAGCTTGACGAGATTATTATTGCCCAGCGAATTAAGGAGATCGGAATATCCTTTGAGGATAATATTGATATCTTTGATTACCTCCGCTCGCTCGCCCTAAGAAAGACCAACAAATCCACCG